ATAAAAAGAATAGAAAGAGTGATTGATTATGGATGGAAGGTTTGTATCTGGCCAGATCATGTCAAACAGAAAGACATCAACGACATGGTGAACGCAGGGATTACTGAAATTTCAGAAATGATAAATAAATTCACTTACCAAGGATTACTCGCAAAAACACAACTCGCAATTTGGAGAAAGAAATGACGCTACAAGACCCAGCCGTATTACCCACACAATACCAACAATTCATTCACTTATCAAGATATGCGAGGTGGGATTATGAAAATGAACGCCGTGAAACCTGGGCAGAAACAGTCAATCGTTATTTCAACTTTTTTCAAGAACACTTACAAGAACAATGCGACTACACTTTAGAGAACGGAGAACTGGAAGAGATGAAACAAGGAGTTCTCGCTCTTGATGTGATGCCGTCTATGCGATGTTTGATGACTGCTGGTGAAGCACTCAAGAAAGAAAATGTTGCAGGGTATAATTGTTCTTACGTCAAAGTAGATTCTCCAAGGTCATTTGATGAGATTCTTTACGTGTTGATGAACGGAACTGGTGTTGGATTTTCAGTAGAAGATGAGTTTGTAAATCAAATGTCACCAATCGCAGAAGAGTTTCATCCAACAGATACAACCATTGTCGTTGCAGATTCTAAACTTGGATGGGCAAAAGCACTCAAAGAGCTTTACAGTTTACTCTGGACAGGTCAGATTCCAAATTGGGATTTGTCAAAGGTTCGTGCTGCAGGGAAACCTCTCAAGACATTTGGTGGCCGTGCATCTGGTCCAGAACCATTGGATGACCTTTTCAACTTTTCAGTCAATATGTTTCGCAATGCAGCTGGACGAAAACTAAAACCAGTTGAGTGTCATGATCTTGTTTGTAAGATTGCGGAAATCGTAGTGGTGGGTGGAGTTCGCAGAAGTGCTTTGATCTCACTTTCAAATCTTAATGACGAAACGATGAGACACGCAAAGTCAGGTCAATGGTGGGAGTCACAACCACAAAGAGCACTTGCAAACAATTCAGTCAATTACAAGGGAAGACCAGACATTGGAACATTCATGAGGGAATGGTTGTCACTCTATGATTCCAAGTCAGGTGAAAGAGGAATCTATAATGGTGTTTCTGCCATGAAGCAAGTAGAAAGGATGAATACAGATGAGCAAGAAAGACGACAACCAAGAGAAGATTTTGGAACTAACCCCTGCTCTGAGATCATTCTTAGAAGCAGAGAATTTTGCAACCTCTCAGAAGTCGTTATTCGTAGATGGGACACTGCTGAATCATTACGCAAGAAAGTTAAGCTTGCGACTATCCTTGGGACATTCCAATCCACTCTTACCAACTTCAAGTACCTCACAAAAGAGTGGAAACGAAACTGCGATGAAGAACGACTTCTTGGAGTTTCCCTCACAGGAATAATGGATAACCCAAAAACAAACGGACAGGAGGAAGGTCTTGAAAAGTTACTGGACGAACTACGAGAAGAAGCAATCAAAACAAACAAAGAGTGGGCAGAAAAACTCGGAATCCCACAATCCGCAGCCATCACTTGCGTTAAACCTTCTGGTACAGTTAGTCAGTTGGTTGATTCTGCCTCTGGTATACACGCTCGTCATAATCCCTATTATATTAGAACAGTTCGAGCAGACAATAAAGACCCACTTTGTAAAATGATGAAGGATGCAGGGTTTCCAAACGAAGCAGATGTGATGAAACCAAAACACACTACTGTATTCTCTTTTCCAATGAAATCCCCAGACGATGCTGTTTGCAGACAAGATATGACTGCAATTGATCAGTTGAAACTTTGGATGACATACCAAACTCATTGGTGTGAACATAAACCATCTGTTACCATCTCTGTCAAAGAACATGAGTGGATGGAAGTTGGTTCTTGGGTTTGGGATAACTTTGACACAATCAGTGGTATTTCTTTTCTTCCTTTCAGTGAGCATACATACAGACAAGCACCTTACCAAGATTGTAGTAAGGAAGAATACGAAGAAGCACTCAAAACAATTCCACAGGAAGTGGATTGGGCACTACTTTCAAACTACGAAGCACAGGATTACACAATCGGAGCACAAGAGTTAGCCTGTTCTTCTGGTGACGGAGGATGTGAAGTAGTGGACTTATAAGGAAGTTATGTTAATAGACGCTGATTTTGAATGTCCAAATTGTAATGCAGAATATACCATTTCATTTGAAGAGGGATTCGTTCCTGAACACTGTCCTTTCTGCGGCATTGTATATGAAGTAGAAGACGAGGATGAAATCTGATGAATATATTGCTGGAGTTGATTACTCACTAACTTCTCCAGCAGTATGTGTTGCAAAGGTGGTGAATGATGACATCACCTTTGAAAACTGCACTTTTCATTTTCTCAAACAAACCAAGTCACAAAAATCTTTTGATAAGATTTACTCTTACGACTATCCAGAATACACAGATGATATTGAAAGATTCTCAGCACTATCTAGTTGGGTGCTTGAGAGAATACGATGGTATAATGGTAGAGTGCAAAGAGTTTATCTTGAAGATTATGCATTTGGAGCCACAGGTAGAGTATTTCACATTGCAGAGAACACAGGAATACTCAAGAAAACTCTTAGGTCATCTGGTTTCATCTACGACACGTTACCACCTACAGTTGTCAAGAAATTTGCTACTGGTAAAGGAAATGCAAACAAAGATTTGATGTACGAAACCTTTGTATCCGAAACGAAGATTGACTTGCAAGAGAAACTATCTCCCAAATCAAAACAGATTGGAAACCCTGTCTCTGACATCGTGGATTCGTTTTATATTGCGAAGGCAGGATTCTTTTCACAAAAAACTTGACAATGCAGGTATAAATTGTTATAGTATGACTGTAGTCATTAATGATTAAATGAAAAAACACATATGAGTTACTGGAATCACAGATTAGTCAAAGATGTTGAGAGTGGTCGGTTAGCAATACATGAAGTGTATTATGATGACGATGGTACTCCAACTGGTTACACCGAAAATCCTGTTTTTATAGATACTTTTCCAGACGATGAGGGTTGGTTCTCAAATGGTATTCCTGAATCACCTCAAGCTGCAATCTGGCAGGTAATAGAACAAATTACTGGTGACATTCGCAAAAATGACGATATCATCTACTCTACTGATTTTGAAAAGGGTGGTCGTTATTATCAAGAAGATGGTCTGGATGCACTTGAAAAAATTGAAATGTTAGATAAGATTGGAGAACCTGAATGAGTGGTATGATGAATTTTGATACCTCAAAGATTGAGGAAATGAAAAGAAAAAGGGAGGAAGGATTACCATACATTTCTGAAGATGTAGTAGAAGCATCAAAGAATGCAAAGGGTGGTAGTGAACTTATTTACGGAAGAGTCAAAGACAGAGTGCCTGAGGACTTGTGGAACTACTTTCAAGTCATACTTTCCAGAGTTCGTGAACTGGAAGATAAACCAAGAATACTTTGGTTTCAAGATACATCAAGAGATCCAGAAGTTCAGTTCCTCAAAAACAAAGAGTCAAGAGATAAGTTTGAGCGTTTCGTGTTTCCTTCTGATTGGTCACTTGAAAAATATCATCTTGACCTTGGAATAGAATATGAAAAAAGCGTTGTTCTCAAGAATGCAATTGTTCCGATCCCCACTCATTCCAAACCAAAAGAAGGACCAATAAGATTAGCGTACATCTCTACACCTCATCGTGGTCTTGATGTTCTGATTGGAGCCTTTCGTGCGTTGAAACTAGAAAACGTAGAACTAGACATTTATTCCAGTTTCAAAATCTATGGTTGGGAAGAAAAAGATAAAGAGTTTGATAAACTTTACCAGATATGTCGGGATACTCCAAACGTGAATTATCATGGGAGTGTGCCGAATGAGGAAATTCGTACTGCACTTCAACAGACCCACATTCTCGCTTATCCAAATACATATCAAGAAACGGCGTGTATTTCCGTGATAGAAGCGATGAGTGCAGGGTGTGTTGTTGTGTGTCCGAATCTTGCAGTCCTTCCAGAAACTTGTGCGAACTTTGCATGGATGTATGGTTTTGTCCAAGATAAGACAGAACACGCAAGGAAGTTTGCATACGTGTTGAAGGATGCAATTGATAATTTCTGGGAACCATCAGTTCAAGCTGGTCTTGGTTTTCAGAAACAATATTTTGATATGCACTACGACATTGAAACTACTGCTAAACAGTGGGAGATGATGTTGCAGACAATCAAAAATAACATTGAACGTTCTAAGGAGCAAAAATCGTAATGGCAAGAAAGAAAATCGTAGTTGAACGCAAACCCATGAAGGTAAAACGTACTCGTAAGATTACCGAAGAACAACGTGAGGCTCTTCGTCAACGCATGATTGAAATGCGAAAGAAACGCAAACCAGCAGAATACAAGAATATAAGTAAGGTTGTCCTTGCACTTCCAGATGAAGATGAGTACTCTTTCAAGAACGTCAAAGAGTGGATAAAAGAATCAAAGGATTTGGTTTCTCAGTACAACAAACAAGCACGTAGTGCAAAGAACAGTCCAAGTGACAGACAGATTGCATCTAACCTTGCAGATAACAAACGAGCATATATTCGTATGTGCGAACATTATCTCAAGACAGGTGATTGGATTGCGATGTACTCTGGAAAGAACGAGGAACATAAAGTCATTACAAAATGTATTGCAATGGCTTACTATCCAGATGGAACACCTAAAAGGTCAGTAGGCGTATTTTACCCAGACATCAATATGGTCTGGACCAAGGATATGGATGAAAGTGAGTTTGTGACTCAAGAAAATCGTGAATATATAAAGAACGAAACAGTTGCAATGACAGATAAACAATTTATAGGAGAAATGTGATGGCATTAAGTATTGCAGAGGTCTTGGAAGAAGTTGGAAAAGCCAAGACAAGAGAAGATAAAAGGGATGTGCTCAAAAAGAATGATTCTTGGTCTTTGAAAGCACTTCTTCAACAGAACTTTCACCCAGACGCTAAATGGTTGATTCCACCTGGCGCCCCACCTTATAACGAAAACCAAACTTCTGCTGATACGAGTTTGATGTTTGAAGCAAAAAAGTTGGAGTACTACACCAACGCAGGACATAAAATTCCTATGGTAAAAAGAGAAGCGATGTTTGTTACTTTATTGGAACGATTGAGTCCAGATGAAGCACAAATTCTACTTGCAGTAAAAGACCAGAAGTTATCTTATAAGGGACTCACCTATAAACTCGTAAAAGACACATGGCCGGACTTACTCCCAGAACAAGAAGAGAAATCAACTACTTCAGTTACGGAAGAAGAAGAACCAAAACCAGAAGTCGAAAACGCATAAATATAAGTACACTTTGGTTGAAATGGTTATATCAATATAAAAATCTGATTGACACAGTAACCGAACAAAGGAAACGCATGATAAAAGCGGTAAGATACTGTCTTACTCTTTTAACTGCACTTTTGATTCTTACAACTCCTACGAACAGTAAAGTAAGCGATTCTGTAGTATACGTACAAGAACCAGCACCAATAACTTTATCACTCAAACCCGATTATTTTAGCAACATTACTTACTCTAATGAGGAATTGGAGTGTCTTGCGCTAAACATCTACTTTGAGGCAGGAGTCGAAAGTACAGCAGGGAAGCTAGCGGTAGCAAATGTCACTATCAATAGAAAAAATTCAAGTGACTACCCAGACACAATATGTGGTGTAGTAAAAGAAGGCAAACACTATCACGACAAGAAAATTGACAAAAGATATCCGTTGAGAGACAGATGTCAGTTCAGTTGGTATTGTGATGGTTTAGTAGACAAACCGAAAAAGGGAAGAACTTGGAATACTTCTCTTGAGGTAGCAGAGATTGCACTCAAAAAACATTATGCTGATATTCTCATAGACATTACTGATGGTTCCACACACTATCACGCTAATTGGATGGAGAAATATCCTTCGTGGGCATATACCAAGAAAAAGATGGCTACTATTGACAGGCACATCTTTTACAAATCTGGAAAATACCGATAATCAACTGAAAACTTGACATTATGAGTTCTATGATGTATACTATAATCATGAACTGATAGGAGATTGATATGAGAAAATTGTTGTTATCGGTATTCGTTATGTGTGCGATGTACGAGTCAGCGTGGTCAAGAATTGAGAGAGTTTGCATTGCACCCGCTGGATGTCAAATCATTATGAGCACAGGAGAGTGTCCTGAATGTATTGACAAGTTTTACCCAGATGTGATAACAGACACTTATGAAGAAGCAAAGGTAGAGAAGAAGAAAGAGGAAAAGAAAGTCGCAACAAAACCTGTCCAGACCAAGAGGAAATGGAAGTGTATCATTCCCCCTTGTGATGATTGGATTGATAGTGATGGAAATCTTATTGTAAAAAATTGATATGAATGTATTTTATTTGCATACGAGTCCGATAGAGGCCG